GCAAATCACAGGCGTACAGCTAGAAGTAGGCGAGGCTACACCGTTTGAGCATCGTAGCTATGCAGATGAGTTGGCTAGGTGTTTACGGTATTATCAAGACAGATACGTCTATATGTATGCTGGGAATATTCCTCATGGCTACTTGTATAATATGAGGGCTACGCCAACTTTTAATAGTGGATACACAACTTTTGGTGCTACTGATGAGTATGTTTTGTATTACGCAACAACTACTGCGGGGCTGTATGACATGAAAATGGATGCGGAGTTATAAAAATGAATATTACATCAGCACAATATCAAAATAACCCTGTTTTTGGGGAAGCCGAACATAATATAGTTGCGATAATTGATGGTGAAACTTTGATTGTTCCCCTTGACCCAGCCAACAGACACTACGCAGAAATCATGCGTCAGGTAGAAGCTGGCACACTAACAATAGCGGAGGCAGAGTAATGCCCTATATCGGTAAATCCCCAGTAGGCGGTGGCTTTCATAAGCTAGACAACCTTACTGCTTCTGCTACAGATACCTACGCTTTGACGCTAGGGTCTGCGGCATACTACCCAGAGAGTGCTAACCAACTGCTAGTATCTCTGAACGGTGTTATCCAAGCACCACAGGACAGCTTCACAGTATCAGGTTCTGACCTAGTGTTTGATGACCCACTGACAGGCTCAGACAGCATCGACTTTGTTGTTGCGCTGGGTGATGTGTTAGCTGTAAAGACGGTTACTGATGGGGCTATTACGACTGCCAAGCTGGGCAATAGTGCGGTGACTGATGCCAAGATAGATACTATGGCGGCAAGTAAGCTGACTGGCACTATAGACAATGCAAGGATGCCAGCAGGGTCTGTTGTTCAAACTGTGTTTTCACAATATTCAACACAAACATCAATTACTTCAACAACCGCTGGAAGTGGCACTTCAACAGGAGTTGAAGTTCAAATAACACCACATTCTTCAACTAACAAATTGTTGATACAAGCTGACCTAACAATAGCAGCAACTGCTTATGTTCCAAGTACGAGTATTTCTTTGGAAGTTTATGATGGTTCGTCTGTTGTATATCAAGAGGCAAGTTCTACTTATTTTCACAATGCTTCTGGGGATGAAAACTTTTATACTAGAGGAACTGTACAAGCTTTTATAAATGCACACAGTGGAGCTAAAACATACACAGTACGCGCTTTCAAATCAGCGACTGGTACGGTTGTTGCCCAACCAAATTCAAATTTAAGTTCAATTTTAATCCAAGAGATTAAGCAATAGGGAGACTGACATGGCTTTAATTAAACTAAACAATCAGTCTTTATCTGCTGTTACTAGCGCAGGGTTGCCCAGTGGTACGGTGTTGCAGGTTCAATACTTTTCTAGCACAACTGTCGCTCAGTCAAGTAGCACTACTTATGTAGATTTTATTAGTGGAACAATTACGCCATCTTCTGCATCTAGCAAAATTTTGTGTTTGGTTAGTACACAATTATATATAATTACAAACAATAGTGCTAGAGCCGCATTAAATTTATTAAGAGACAGTACCTTAATACATAATATACACAATGCCGCTTCTTTTGGTATTGGCACTTCAATTAACGGATTCCGAACAGCTTCTTTTAGCTATTTAGACAGCCCTTCTACGACATCGCAAATTACATATAAGGGTCAAATGAACAGGGCTTCGTTTAATAGTACATATGGAAGCACCTTTGAATGTAATGACCACAACATGACACTCATGGAGATTGCAGGGTGAACCAGAACGATATCCCTTTATATGCTGGTGGCTTGACTGCTCCGTTGTGGGTTGATGTTCTTAGCGATTGGCTTGGCTTGGTAGCCGTTAGCCTTACTGTTATCTTGCTTTTGATAAACATCTGGAAGTCTAGGAAGAAGTAAAAATGATTGATCCTGCCACAATTGCACTCGCTGCTAGTGCTTTTGCGGCTGTGAAAAAAGGCATAGCACTCGGCAAAGATGTCGAAGGTATGTATAAAGACGTATCACGTTGGATGGGTGCGGTACATGAAATAGAAAGCAAGCATAACAAGCAGAAGCAAAGTTTTTTTAATAAGTCTGTAGAAGAAGAGGCATTGCAATCTTGGACTGCAATGAAACAGATAAAGAAGCAAAGAGAAGAACTCAGACTGTATATGCTTAGTATTAATCCACAGGCTTGGAATGAGTTTGTTGGCATTGAAGGTCAGATACGCAAAGACAGGTTAAGAGCAGAGCAAAGACGCAAAGCTAGGATTAAGAAGAACATAGAGATAACAGTAATAACTATACTAATGATACTCATTGGTGCTGGGTTATGGTTCTTGGTTTGGTTTGCTATGAAGGCGAGAGGCTTGTTATGATTGACAGAATATTAGATTACTCACGCAAAGCGGCATTACTACCTAGAGGCATGATGCTGGTTATGACCATGATGAGTTGGCGTTGTGCTGAATGGTTCATGCACTTAGATGCGCCTACTGCCAGTCAATCAGCATTTGTTAGTGTTGTTATGGGTGCTATGACAGGTGCTTTTGGTATTTGGATGGGGCATGAGAACAAACAATGATACAGTTATTAGGCGTAGTGGGCAGCCTAGCCCAGACCTTTCTTGAAGGTAAGGTAGAGAAACAAAAAGCCAAGTCAGAGATTATGAAAACTGCTGCTCAACATGACAGCAAGTGGGAAATGATCATGGCTGAAAGCACAAAGTCTAGCTGGAAAGATGAGATTATTACGATTGCTGTGCTTACCCCTTGTGTGCTTACCTTTATCCCAGGCATGGAAGATGTGGTAAAGCAGGGCTTTGATAGGCTGAATGAGCTGCCTGATTGGTATCAGAATATACTTTATGTTACTATCTTAGCAGGGCTAGGCCTCAAGGGTCTGGATAAATTTAGGAGAAAGTGATGGCTAAGAAACCTGGTTTGTGGGCTAACATCCACGCTAAACGCAAACGGATTGCATCCGGCAGCGGTGAAAAAATGAGAAAGCCCGGTGAGTCTGGTGCTCCAACGGCTAAAGCATTGCGTGAAAGCGCAGTAAAGAAAATGAAAGGAAAAAAATAATGCCTATGGGTAAAGGAACTTATGGTAAAAAGGTCGGCCGTCCATCTAAGGAAGATAAGAACGACCCGAAGATGAAGCGCCTGGCAATGCTGAAAATGAAAAAGGCAGCTAAAAAGTAATGAAGCTGACGCCTCACTTTAGCCTGGAAGAAATGGTGAAAAGCCAGACTGCTGCACGCAAGGGCATCCCGAACGTGCCGTCTGAGGAACACATCAAGGCAATGGAAAAGCTGTGCTTGAATGTCCTGGAGCCGGTGCGCATCCAGTATGGCATACCGTTCAGCCCCAGCAGCGGCTACCGTAGCGGGGAATTGTGCGTTGCTATCGGTAGCAGCGTCAACAGCCAGCACGCGAAGGGTGAGGCTGCAGACTTTGAGGTTCCGGGGGTAAGTAATCTGGAGGTAGCCGGGTGGATAGCCGGCAACTTGGATTTTGACCAGCTGATCCTGGAGCATTACGAAGGCGGCAACACCGGCTGGATACACTGCAGCTACAAAGGCCAGAACAACCGCAAGGAAGTCCTGACCTATGACCGCAAGAATAAATACCAGAAGGGTTTGATTGTATCTAATGCTTCTGGTTACTTGGATTATTAGATTGTCTGCGCTGCATTGCAGCCTTTAGTGTAGGTGTGTACGTTACGCCTGTGTTTCTTCTTTGCTCTGTTCTGTATCTGTCGAAGTTAATCACTTCGTCATTTAATTTTTTCAGGTAAAGAGCAAACTGCTCCGGCGTCATGTCATGCACTGTCAGTCTTTTCATCTGTTTTCCTCAAATGTTTTGTGCCTCTTAATATATCAACGCTAATTCTATCAACAGAAACATTTAGTTTGGCAGCTTCCCCACTGCCAGACACAGCTCTCATTGCGCACGATTGGTCGCTTTCGTAAAAGAACTTATATGAAAACTCTTTCGCGCTCTCATCATATCCCCGAACTTCCAGAACGGTACCCCCTTCTGCCTTGTGAAACATAACACAAAGCCCGCTTTCGATGTGCTTTGCCGTGAAGCCCAGGCTAAGTCTGCGGTCTTTCTCAGGCAAGTCTTTTGTTGCACATACCTTTACGCTTTGTGTTGTTTCGATTGCGTTAAAATTTTCGTAGCGTTCCCACGCTGCTAATTCAAATGCGTCCATAATTAATTCTCCTTAATCCAATATAACCAGGCCGTTCTTCATGCCGTTGCCCCGGCGCACCCAGCCCCGGCGCTCCATAGCAGCCAAGTGCTTTCCTACATTGGCCTGACTGATACCGAAATACTCGGCTGCTTCTTTTTGCGTAGGCGTAATGCCATTCGCTTTCTGGTACACCACCAGGTAATCAAAGATTTCCTTCTGGCGCTCTGTGAGATTGTATTTAATTTGTTCCATTTAATTTAGCTCCTAGCTCGCGCAGCTTTTTCTTGTAAGCATCCGCGACTATTTGTTTAATGTGCTCCGGCATTTTGTCGATGCCTTCCTGGTTCGCTTCCTTCAGCTGCTTGAGCAAAGACATCCTATCCCGCTCGTTGATTGGGTTGCCTTGCGCATCCAGCTCTGACGCAGCTGCCCTCTCAAACATCACAATCATTTGGTTGCCATACTTCTCAACATCCTCTGACTCGAAGATAAGCGCACCCTGGCGCCCCACCAGGCGGTAGTTTTGTGCCGGTTGCTGGGGCTCTGGCGGCTGCTCAGGCTCATCTATCACATCAATAGTATCTTCCACCACCAGCTCTACATCATCGCTCTCAGGCGCCTTTATATCGTCCAGCTGGTTCTTTGGTGGTTCTTCCGGCGTGATGTTCTTGGGCGGCGGGATATCTTGTGCCTCTTCCTGGGTAATAATACCCTTCATTGCATCCGGGAAAGCATCGCGGATAGCAAATCCCCTGGCACGCATGGTAAGCATCCGCTCCGGGTATTGTGTCCAGGGGCCTTGCTTGCCCCACAACCTTGCTTTCTTGGCGTTAGCAACAGAGAAAGTTTTTGTTGTTTCCTCTATCTGTCCGTCTGCATAAGCACGCTTTACAGTGCAGCTGGCAACCATGCTCTCGCCTTCGCCCTCTACCTTTTCAGTTACGCCCCGGCAATCGGGGTGGGATTTTACCAGGGCAAGCGCAGCATCTCCCCAGATGCTAGGCTTGCCATTGATAACGGCTATGTTCTGCAGCGCTTGCATCGGCTGCAGCCCTACTTCAAATCCCCATTGCATTGCAACCAGGCAATCCTGTGGCTTGCCCTTAAAGTTGTTAGGCACCATGCCAGACTGTGCCAGCATCTTAGAAAACTCCATAGCCTCAGTCATGTTCTGCGGGGTGAGCGTTAAACTTTTCGACATTATTTTTTTCTCCATACGCGGTAGCTGTCACCTTCCCGGCGGCTGATTGCGAGGCCGCCGCTCTTTTTAATAGCAGCAAACAGGCCGTTCTTTTTGGTGCCGGTAGATACCAGGACGCTATCGCCTGGCTTCATCTTGGCAGCTATTTCTTGCCACTTCCCGGCACGCTGTCGGCTTGGCATTGGCACGTTCTTTTCAATTTTAATTTTATCCATCGTTTTGCTCCTTGATACTGATGGTTTTTTGTCTGACAGATTTTGCTTCTGTCGCTGGTTTGATAATTGTGCTGCACGTTGCGCAGCGTTCAGCCGGTTTTGCTTTGTAGTTTCTGGTTGGCCAGCTGACTTGGTAGAGGCTGTTGCCGGCGATGATTTTCCCCCGGCTGTTTTCTCCGAGCGCTGCCATGAGCTGCGCTTGGGTTGCTGCTTTGATTTCTTCTGCGTTTTTGATTGCGTCCAGGGCAGCCTGGTGATTTCGTACAGCTTCTGCAAGGTTTGCATCTAATTCTATCTCCTCTTCTTTTTCTTTTGTTGCAGGGTGCAGCTTGGCTGCTTCCTCTGCTGTTCTGGGTTCCGGCCAGGTTCCGTCTGCCATGTGGCGCTCGAAGTCCTGGACGGCACGTTGAATGGCGGTTTGAGTGTCCCGGTGCCGCATATAAATATGAGCTGTAAGTTTGCGCCCGCCGTAGTTTGTAAAGATTATCCCAACTTCGGCAGCGTGACACATCATGCCAGCTTGCACTTGGATTGGACCCCGGTACAGTGGCGGATCATCTTCCCGCTGCGCTGTGGTGGTAAACTTTGCTTCCAGGACTACCCGGCCGCTGGCTTCCAGCTCCCCGCTGCGTGTCATAACATAAATGCCGGCAGCTTCGTCTGTCTTAAAAGTTATAGGTTCATCTTCTGAGATGTAGTGCAGCCCATCATCAGAATAATACAGCTCCATTCTCGGATGCTTCTTTGCTTCTTTGTGACTGTGGGTGCCAATCTCTGCCGGGTCCAACCCGACCAGGCGGCAGCCTCGCTCCAGTGTGACATCCTCTGTTGCGTCTCCCATGTCCACTTGCAAGCTGTCCAGCTCCGGCCGGGCCTTGCCTTCCAGGCTTTCCCTGGCACGCAGCACAACGTCATAGGCGTCTTGCCAGGGGCTGTAGCCCATGTAAGCAGCCAATGCGCTGCCGGACAAATGATTATCAGGTGATAGTTTAGCCATCCAAAAACTCCTTCCCTGCCTGAGTTATCTGCCAGACAATCTCCCGGCGCTTGCGCTGGTTCATTAATCTATCTCCAGTATCTTCTACCAGGCCATAGCGCGTGAGCTCAGTGATGCGAGGCTTTACGCTGTATAACCATTCATCCATGCCGGCTGCCACTTGCTCCCCGGTGGCAGCTCCGTACTGTGACAGATGCCGCAACACTCGCAGACGCAGCCCGGTTACACGCGGCGCCACCTTCTCAGCTGCTTCAACCTCAGTATCTGCAGCGCCAGTGTGGTGCATCTTTTTTATATCAACTTCCATTACCATTCTCCCTTCGCGGTTTCATACGGAATAAACAGGCAGTCCAGGGTTTCCCATGTGCCGTTCTCATAATAAACTGTTTGGCCACAACCAATCATCAAATTAAGCAAGGCCAGCCCGATAATCAGGCTGACCACTATAACTAACCCTATTGCAAACAACTTGCTCAACATTACGCTGCGCCTCCTACGCCGTTCTTTGTCATACAGGCTATTGCCTTCGCATTTATCAAGCCGGTTATCTTGCCCTCTATCTCAGCTTGCTCCGCGTCCTTCTTGGCCCGCTCTTCTGGGTCAGTAGGCCGCGCTGCCACTGTCCAGGTAACGTGTTTCATCACATCGTTCATCGCGTTAATCTTGCAGACCTGGGCTTTCTGCTGGTCGTTTAACTTGTCAAAGTCTAACCAATCAAACACATCGGCCAACCGCTCTTCGCTGCAGTGCTTGCCGATACCGGCAGTGCCTAACTTGCCGTCCTCTGCCTCAGTGACAACCATCACCGCCTCATAAGTGCTTTTCTTAGGCTTGCACCATTTGCCGGTCTTTGGGTTCATGGTGCAGACCACAGCCCGATCCCCATGCTTGGTAGTCTCAACCCAATACCGCCGCTGCGTTTTCATCCGAAAGCCCCAGGGGTAATTATCAACCTCTGCGGCAGTGTCGAAACATTTTGCTGTATAATGTATTTTCATGTTAACTCCTCCTTACACCCTTTATATGGGCAATCTATCACCGTTTGTCAACTTCCCAAAAGATAATTGTTTTACCGACCACCTTCGTTTTGAAGCCTGGGTTATTGAAGAACGCCTCAACCCAATACTTTTCGCAGCCATCAAAAGTGTGAAATGTAATGGTGCCGTAGGTCTTGCCGTTCTTCTCTCCGCTGCCGCAGTAATTGATGCCCGTCTCAGGCGCTTTAACTTCATTCAAATTATCAGTTACCCATTTTACTGTGTTCATGTTTACCACTCCTTCCGATCATGAATTGGAACCGCGCCGTAAAAGTCCTGGCCGGTCATCTTCTTGATGGCCTCATTAAACCGGCTATCACTGGTGGCGGCGTAGTTACCGCCGAACATAACGCCTGTACCCTTCGGGTCATCAGCCGGCACAATCTTGGCGTTGCCGAACGGCGTCAAAGCAATCACTGCTGCCGGCGCCTTTTCGTCAGGCTCAAACGGCCCCTCTGCATTGATGATGGTCAACTTGTGAACGCCGGTCTCAACATTTGTAATACCGCCGTTGGTGCTGTCGTTTATTTCCAACCAGTTTCCATCCGCATCCTCATACTGATGAAAACTCCGCAAAACGCTAACAATAATACCCATTATTTACCTCCGTTATAATCAAACAATGGCAACCCAAAAGTCGCTGGGTCTTGCTCTCCGGTGTCAATCTCTAACACCCACTCAATCTTTTTCCGCCGGCCCCAAAACTCTGTGACAGGCTTTGGTCCCCGTTGGTCCATCACTGTCCCGTTCAACAGCGTCTGTGCGTGCCGAGTGGTAACAACGTAGTAAAGCGTACCCGGCGTGGCTTGCTTGGCAAACGCGCCCAGCGTCCGGCCCTTGCAGTCAGGAACCCGCTTGTATTTGACGTTGAAGCCTTCAAGCAATTCGATAATATCGTTGTTGAACATCCCGCCTTTCCACCGAGCGCTTTTCCGTTTCTTCATCCATTGCCAGGCGTCCTGGAATGGCCGCTGCGCAGCCACAGCACAGGCCAGGACAGCACAGCAGGGCTTGCCGCTGCCGAACTCCCAGCCTGGAATAGTTAAGGTCGCTGTAGTCATTAGTTGTTCATCCACTTCTCTACAAAGTCCTGGTCCACATTGTGCCAGCTCTCATGCTCAGTGATGACAGGATTCATCAACTTGATGATGTCTTTGCCGGGCACATATTCAGGCAACACCTCTTCTAAAGCGAAGGCAATATCGCCAATCCGGTGGTAGGTGTCAGCAAACGCTGGAACAAAAGGCTTCAACCACTCGACCTGAAGCATCCGGTATTTGACAAGATTATGTGTGACAATCATTTCTCTATCTCCTTTTTATAACCAACCAACACCCTTTACAATAATACCGATATCGCTAGTGTCAATAGTAATATCGCAAAAAAATGCAAAAAAGGTGATTTTTTTTATGACAGGCAAACCAACAAGGCAGCGCAGCGCAAACCTGGTGCCGTTTTTTATGCGGATGCCGCCGGCACTGCGCAATGAAATAGAAACGCTGGCCCGGACGCAGAACAAAAGCCAGGCATCAATCGCAGTCGAGCTGATGCAAAAGGGCATGGGCGTGCATGGCACCGAGATGAAAGCAGCCGTCCAGGATTGGCTGGCCAGGAACCGGGAGCGGGTATCGTGAAACAGGTTCATGTAGCAATACCAGGGCAGCCAGTAGGCAAGGGCCGGCCCAGGTTTGGCAACGGCCGGGCATACACGCCGGCCAAGACCAGGGATTACGAAAAGAAGATAGCAAACGCTGCTTATATAGAGATGGCTGACATAGAGCCGGCAGCAACGCCGGTGCGGCTGGTTATCTTGGCACAGTTTGAAATACCTAAATCATGGGCTAAATGGCGCAAGGAAGCCGCTACAGTGGGCGTCTATCGACCAGGTAGGCCAGACATAGATAATGTAGCAAAGGCAGTCTTAGACGCCTTCAATGGCATTGTTTATCTGGACGATGCCCAGGTTTATGATTTACAGATAAAGAAAACATACGGACAACCGCTGCTGGTTGTGACTGCGACCTGGGATGAGTGACGCAGCAGAACACGCAGCCTGGCTGTATATAGATTGCATACGCGATGGATGGGGCGTCTTTCGCATAGCAGAAACCTACACGTTTGAGAAAGGACGTAAGTTATGGACAGAGCCGGAACTAATCCAGGCTATTGCCGCGTGGTTGGAGCATGAAGCCGCCAACAATACGCAGCAAAGACTTGCGGCGGTACAGCATATTACCAATAGAAGCAGTACGCGACCCAGAAATAAACAGAACAGCTGCGCTCTCAGTGCTGGCAGCAATATGCAGCTACACAGACGAGCTCGGCCGGACATTCGTGAGCCAGGGCAGACTAGCATCAGACCTGGGTATCAGCAGACAGGCAGTCAACCGACAGATAAAGAAGCTGCTGGACAAGGGCTACATCGTACACGCGCGCAAACAATACAAAGACCAAAAGACAACCACGTTCAAAGTAAAGTACGGAGAGCAGCTCATGGATGAACAAGAACAGCGCAGCAACCTATCAGCCAAAGAACAAATGGAACTAGCAGAACGTGAAGCTGGATTAACAGGTGCAACCCCAGAGGTTGCAGGTGCTAAAGGACAGGTGCAACATCAGGAGTTGCAGGTAGGTGCAACACTAGAGGTTGACAGACGTGCAACATCAGAGGTTGCACTAAACGAGACACTAACGAGTAATAATAACGATATAAAGGGAAATGCTAGGAAGTTATGTGAGTTGTTCCTCAGAGCTGCAGATGCGTACGGCACGCCCCGGATATGGAATGACCGGGACTTTGACCTGGCACAGAGCTGGGTCAGAGACGGCCTGGAGCTGCCACAACTGGCAGAGATACTGCAGAACCACCATGATTACTGCCGCAAGAACGCCAGGGACTTTGCACGCGGCCTGGGATACTTTGCCAAGCCAGTGAGCCGGGCGATAGGCAGCAGCAAGAACGTCCAGGTTAACCAGCTGCTGAAGCAGACAGCCTACAAAATGAAGAGGGTTTGACATGGAAATACAACCAATGCTGCACACAACTTATGCGTTGCCAATGAAATCAAATAGTTACGCGGGGTCAACAGGGCTAAAACACTTCCATAATATACGTTATGCGACAAACACCGCCGATAGGTTGCAAAATCCGCACAATCTCGCGCAGCCGGCGGGCCAGACCGACCCCCTTGCCCCCCACCCTGCCCGCTGTGTGTGCGGGTGCTCACAGAAATATTTTCCGTTTTTTCATGGGGGTTGTGTTGATGTCTACTGTTAAGATTGAGGGGATGGACAAAGCCATACTAGGTGTTGCGGTTGGTGCTGACTATGACAACCTGATGGTTTACAGTATAGAGAGGATTGTTGCTGAGTTGATGAGGCAGAACGATTGGACTGTTGATGATGCTTGGGAATGGTTTGATTACAATATAGCCAGGAGTTGTGTTGGCTCGTCAGCTCCTATATTGGTTTATGAGGATTACGAGCTTTTATTGGAGGAATAAATGAGTAAGAAGCGATTTAATGTTAGTCAGGCGAAGGACATACCTGGGAGAGACAAGCCTATTTGGTTAAAGCATGGTGTTGCTTTTCAGAGTGAGGACGGCAAGGTTCGTATTAAGCTGGAGAGTTTGCCGTTGCCTAATGCCGAGGGTGAGGTTTGGTTGAATTTGTTTGAGGATGATGGCCAGGGTGTTCAGCAGCAGCCGTCTCAGCCGGCGGTTGCGCCTGGTGGATTGGATGATGAGATAAACTTCTAATGGCAGAGGGTTCTGACAAGCGGCCGCCGATAGGCCGGTTTGGTGGTGTAAAGATGGTTCAGCGCCGTATAGGGCGTAGTGAGACTTTGCACCAGAACAAAGAGGCGGTTGCCCAGGAGCTTATAGCCCTGGGTACTGCCAACATTACGGATATTGTTAATTTGGATGGCAGTATTAAGCCTTTCGATGAGATACCAGAGCACGCGCTGCGTGCTATTAAGCGTATTAGTGTGCGCGGTGATGATGTAACGATTGAGATGCACGATAAGGTGAGTGTGCTGCGGGTGCTTGCAAAAGCGTCTGGTATGCTGGATGCTGAGCAGAACGAGGACAAGCCTAGTATTGTGGGTATCAATATGAAGGGGCCGGTTATAGAAGTGGAGGATGCGGATGAAAGCGCCGTTCAGGAAAGAGGGTCTGGAGCTGATGAGGGTGATGCTGGAGGCGAAGGTGAGCGAACAGGAGATTAGCTATCGGTTTGGCAAGCCGAAGGATAAGATAAAGAAGATGTTGAAGGGTGAGGTAAGGGCTGACCAGTATTTAATCGACAGCATAAGGAAATTGAAGCGTGGCTGAGACACCTAGTTTGGATTTAGATTTTTCGCAAAGTCCTACAGTATGGAAGTTTTTAAACGATGACGGATTCGTTAGAGGGCTCATGGGGCCAGTCGGAAGCGGAAAAAGCTACGGATGTGCTGCTGAGATTATGTTGCGAGCTGTTAGACAACGGCCATCCCCCAGGGATGGTATTCGATATAGCCGCTTTGTGGTTGTTAGAAATACATACCCCGAACTCAGAACCACAACAATTAAGACTTGGCAGGAGCTTTTTCCTGAGTCTACATGGGGAGGCATGAGGTGGCAGCCGCCGATTACACATCATTTGAAGCTGCCGCCCAGGGGTGATGCTGCCGGTATTGACTGTGAGGTTATATTTTTGGCGTTAGATACGCCGCAATC